ATCATGGGTAGGCCAGTCAGCAGTGCCAAGCTGATGCTAACCAAGAAGCACATGAGTTGTGTGATGGGTCACGTTCAAGATAGAGATATAGCCTTTGCCAACAGAGCAGACATGAAGCCTATGATTGGATTGTTCGCAGGTATCTTCTACCAACACGATGAAGACTACCTAACAGCGCAGACCAACAGTAGCTGGCGTGGTGTGTGGATGTTACATGAAGTCAATGATGGGCAGTGTGATGAGATGCCTGTATCACTTAACTATTTGAGGAAGAAGTATGAACTGCTGGCTATGTAAAGAAGAATTAATTTGGGGTCGTGATGACGACATTAATCCTGAGTCGGAAGATTTTCACACTGTGACTAACTTGTCATGTCCTAACTGCAATGCGTATGTTGAGGTGTATCACCCAAAGGAAGAAGAAGTATGAGCTATCTGAATAAGCAGGAAGGTGGCAGCCACTATATGCAGGAGATACAGCCAATCGAGTACACCTACAAGAATAAGCTGGGCTTTATTGAGGGTAACGTCATCAAGTACATCACACGCCATCGTGAAAAGAATGGTGCTGAGGATATACGGAAGGTCATACACTACTGTGAGCTGCTGTTAGAGCTGGAATACAACGAGAAATAAATACCTGAATATGCTATAATCGGGGTATGAAAAAGAACAGCTTACTATCCCGAATCGGAGTCTCTGGCTACAACAAGCCTAAGAGAACACCCAAACACGCCACCAAATCTCACGTTGTGGTCGCCAAGGAAGGTGATAAGGTTAAGACTATACGCTTTGGTCAGCAAGGTGTATCAGGTGCAGGATCATCCCCCCAAACAGACAAGCAGAAAGCTCGTCGCAAATCATTCAAAGCTCGTCATGCTAAGAACATCGCCAAGGGTAAGATGTCTGCTGCGTACTGGGCCAACAAATCTAAGTGGTGATAACATGAATGGCATGATGATGGCTGTAATGGCGGCTAATAAGGGGACGTTTAAAAGCAAGTCGGGCAAAACTGTCAATGCTCCTGCTCAGGGTAGAAGTTTGTTGCCAGCATTTGATGGCTCTGGCTCTATTGATATGCCAAAGCTAAAGAAGAAAAAGAAAATATTAGTTGAAAGTCCTGCGCCAGTAAGCAATGGCTACTCAAGAACTCTAGGGTAATACAATGAAAGGTTTATACGCAAACATCCATGCCAAACGTAAGCGCATCAAAGCAGGTAGCTCTGAGAAAATGAGAAAGCCTGGAGCCAAGGGTGCGCCCACAGCTAAGGCATTTAAAGAATCTAAGAAGACCAGCAAGAGTTTACTAAGTTAAGGATTTGGGTAGCCTAGCGCCTTATATCCGGACATTCTTAAACTAATATGTCCACATAACTTGTACTGTGTTTCTAGTGTCTACATGGATAAAGTTCTTGGCAATACCTATGCCACCAAACCCCATCTCCATAGCCCACTTCACAATTACATAACCTTCTGAGCCGCTGTTGATCTGAATATCAGCAGCAATTCCCATAGCGTGAGTGCCAGGTCTAGTCTTACGAGCTTCGATAGAGTGAGAAGGGTCTCGGTATCCACTGGTAATCTTGAATGGGAACCCACACTTGTGACGCAGCTCATCCAACTTCTCAAGGAAAAAGGGACTCATATCATTAGCCCCAGTTTCCTGACAATCAAACTCTTTGATGTCGAAGTATTGCATCTGCATTAGTGAACCTCATAGTCAGCAGTAAAGTAGGCATTGATTAGCTCTGCCTTAGCAACTTCCATACTGTATAGGATGTCAGGGTCTTCCAAGTTACTAACGATCTGTATCTGTTCGTCGTTCACACCTATGACTATAAGAGTCTCATACTCTTCACACAGTGCTGCAAGGTCTGGCCTTAGCTTAACTACATCACCCATCTTTCTTCATCCTTTCAATAGTTCTCATTGTACCTAGCCCTAGCATACCCATCAGTACAGGTAGCATCACCGCTGTATCTGCTTGAGGTATTGTAACACCGAAGGCTGCTGCGATGGGAGAGATCAAGAAGTTTACTGCGAACCCTGCAACACACACCCAACCTGTAGCTGGTCTCCATCCTGCTTGGAACCAGTTGCCTCCTGCTTCTGCTTTGTTGACTTCAATCTGAGCCAGTGCGATTTCCTGCGCGTGGCGTTCAGACATTGTTGCAATCTCATGGGCGATCTTCTGCTTGGTGTCCGCATCTGGTATCCACTTGTCGAGGAGTTTAGTAACAGGTTTTATAAGCAACTCAATCAAAAGAACTTGCCCATAACAAAGAGTGTAATAATCAACGGATAGATACCCCACAAGGCAGTCTGAAGTGATCTAAACTTAACCTGCCCCTCATCCAGTCTACGCTCAATATTAACGTACCTGATTAAGCATTCTCTCTCATGCCCTTCTAATTTAAGTAGTGCCTCTTTTACCGTTGCCATGTTAATGTCCGATTTATGTTGGTTGATTATATCAAAAATTGGTTAAAAATTATACAGCTAGTCGAACAAATCCCCGACAGTTTCACCTGGCCCAAACCAGAATCCGCGACCAACTTCTTTCTGCTCTCTTCTGCGAATGCTATTAATAGTTTTTTGGTAATTAGGGTCTACTGAAAGAATTGCCTGATCCATCATAGAATTAAATACAATGTCAGTTTGCCAAGTTCCTGGAGTTATGTACTTTGCGTACTTAGCAATATCGCCTAGAACATTCATCTCTTCGCCAGCAATAGCTTCATGGATATTGCCAAGAGTTAAATCAAAAGTTCTGTTAAAGAACTGCGCTCCTGGGCCTACTACAGATTCTATTGGAGAGTTACCGTAAGAGCCTGGGTCAGACAAAGTGTAGTCACCAAGAAGCCCAATAGAACCACCCATTAATAATGCCTTTTTCCAAAACTCTCCATTCATTTCTTGAGGCTCTTTACCTTTTGCTAGGTCTTTTGCGTGAATTGCTACACCGCCCATCATAGTTGTAGCTAATCCAAGCGCCCCAAGGTAAGCAACCTTTCCGCCCATAGTGCCTTCCTGCATTCCCCTGTTCCAGTGAGTCATCATTATTGTTACTGGATGAGATTTGGCAAATGCTATTTGGCGTAATGCTTGACCTTCAACTGTTGCTCTTTGTGTGCCAGCAGTGATTACTGCCCGCTCTCTAACACCTGGAGTTGGAACAGCAAAGTCAGTCTCAGTTAAAACCATAGCGTGAAACTTCATGCTTTTGTCTTTAGTAAAGTCAGCAAACTTAACTCCATCTTGATCCATAGTCTTTGTAGACCTGAAAGCATTCCAGTCATCAGTAGTAATTCCATAATTTTGGAATTGTTCTTTTAATGAAATAGGAAGATCGTCAAATTGCTTATTAAAGTTTCTAGCAATATGAGCAGATGACTCCATACCAAATGCTTTTCTTACTCTATTAGTCCAAGGCTCTAGCCCTGAGAACCTCATAGTTGCTTCAGCAATCTTAGCGTCAACACCAACACCAAAAGTGTCTGCTATTCTGTTAGTAGAGTGCTGCCTTCCCATCCATGATTGAGTAACAATACCAATTTGTGCGGCAAACAATCGTCCTTCTTCACCATCCATAGCGGCAACTCTGCCCATTACAGCCAAAGGATTCATGCCATTATAAGCAGCAGTTAAGCTGACTGTTGCAATATCAGTAAAAGAAGCTAGTAATGCAGCAGGATAATAAGCGCCTACCATTATGTTACGCACACCACTACCAACATCAGCCAGTGTCGTAAGCTCTCCACCATTAATCTCACCAGAAGCCACTTTGTAATTAGATTCTAGCAATAGCTTTTCTTTACCAGTTAAAGGTTTGCCATTTTTTATAGCTGCTTTTTCTGCTTGAAACTTTAAGTTATCAAACATATTCCTGGGGTTAGTTCCCAACAACTGAAGCAAAGCAGTATCATTAGCCATGTTTTGAAAGTGGTCTGTAATGGTGCTAAAGATGTCTCCCTTGCCGTAATCTTTATTGTATTGCAGCCATGAGTCAGCATCTTTAAAGTGCAGTACACGCTTCTCTGAGCCTTTATTCGACAGCTTAATACCCATGCCTCTGGGTCTAGTTAATCCTTGAGCCTTATTAATGCCACCAGTTGTTATTGTTTGGTACACATATCTTAATGTTTCCTCAAATTGAACATCATCCATAATCTTGCCAGCATCATCTAGCATTTGAGAACGATCCATCATTGGCTTAACATATTCTACCCAAGTATCTTCTGTAGCATTTTTAATTCTTCTCATATCATGGTTTTGTGGAAGCCAGCCTTTAATCTTATTAGGAATGCTCCCGCCCATTGAATTAAATATTGCGTTTTGCTTTAACCGTACTGCCTCATAATCAGCAACAAACTTATTTATTTTTGGGTCGCTAGATTTAGCGCCAAATGTGCCACGAATAAAATTATTAATTCCTTCTTTGTCTTGAGATAATCCTCCCATTCGAGTACGGAATGCAGACAGCCCATCAGCAAATTCAGCAGAAGCTCGACCGCTGTAAACCCTAGACCACAAATCAACATTAGCAGTGTTAGCAACACCCTTAGTATCTCGACCTAACAATGAGGCTAGGCCATGATAAGGCCCATCTGGATGAGCATTAATCTTTTCAATTGCCTGTGATAATCTAATAGCATCTACTGCCGCAGCTCGTTTCTTAGCTGTAGCTGTAGTAGCCATCTCCTCAATTAAAAGCTGAGGGTCTGAAGCAGCAAGTATTCTTTTACCCACATCAGGGGTAATCTTTTTTTCTGTTAAAGCCTGCTTAATACACTTTTCGTAACTAGCCAATTGAACACCTCATTATAGATTCCAAACCGTTTAACTCATCATCAGCCGCTTTAATTACATCGTCAGCATCAATTAATTCACCAGCTTCATTATATAACTTTTTCTCAGGCAGTCTGCTGTATTCAGCCATAATGTAGTCAAACTCTTTACCAATGCCGTCACGATCTAATGCAGCTCTTTCTAGGCTTGTAGTTTTAGCTCTAGGAGAATCAGGAACTGGAACTAACTCGTAATCACTAGGTCTAATATTTGGTTTGCTGGCCTGAACCTGCCTGTAAACCATGCTCTCCATAACAGCCATATCATTATCAACAGCAGTCTTGTGCAGTTGCGCCATAAAGCCATCAAGTTCTGCTTCGCTTAACGCTTCAATCTGTTCTTTTAATGCTTTGTATTCGCCAAAACCTGGCATTCCACGACTGTTATCCATAGCCTCATCTAATCGCCTTACAGCTAAATTACGAGCCTCTAAAGGAGTCTTGCCAGCTTTTATAGCTGTAGCATAAGTCTGCAATGGTATGTCACTAGCAACAAGCCCACGCTCTTTAACAATACTGTCAGCCATACGCTGCATAACGCGAGCCGATTCTCCAACTTCACTTTGTTTTAAAACAGCATCAATTTCTTTTTGTATTGGAGCTGGAATAATACCTTGGTTAAGTTTATTTAAATCTGCTTGAGCGCGACTAAACCCTTCATTAGTCTTTAGTTTTGCTTGAAGTTTGTCTATTTTAACTTGAATCTCAGCAGCTTCATTAGCTCTCTTGGTTCTTATAGGTTTGCTTTTAGCTGCAACCGCCTGGGTAGTGATTATCTTGCCAGTGCTGTTTCGCATTATGTTTGCGCGAGTTAGCTTGTTTCTAGCTTGAGACAGTTCTAGTATCTCTTTCTCAATAGCTTTAACGCGACCTCTACTTAACTTAGCTGCTGCAAGACCAGTTAATTCAACCTTTGCTTTAGCAATAATCTCAGGAGATACGCTTTCAAATGTAGGTCTATACCTAGGGTCAATCCTTCCAGTAGGAGTAAACTTAACAAACTTAGTCGCTAGTTTCTGTGCTGTAGCGCCAGTAGGAGTTAGCTGTACAAACTCCATAGGGTTAGGTCTAATACTAAATCCACGACCATAAACACTAGCTGGTATTTGTTGTCCAATGCTAGTGAATCTAACAGCTTCAGCAGCAGCAACTTCAGCGGCTCTTGTAAAATAACCTCCTATGCCACCAATAGTTCCACCCAAAACTCCAGCAGTTGCGGCAGTAAACGCAATCACTTTAACTGCATCTTCTACTTCATAAGGGGAGTTAATGTCGTGCTTATGGGTAAACACTAAAGGTTGTATAGCAAGTTCGGAGGCAACAGCAACAGCAGTGGTATTTCGAGCCCCTCGCAATGTATGGCCCAACAGACTAAGTCCTTTAGCCGCAGTACCAAACCCAATAGGTAAAGTTGCAAGGTTAATAGGGTCGTTAAACAACATTGCACCAGCCATGCCTAAAAATGTGCTGCTTGCTGGGCCTCTATCCATAATGTCTTGATTGTAAGCTCTTCGCTCACCAAGAATTTCATTTCTTTCTGTTCTAAGCTCACCGTCTGTTTTTATTAAGCCGGTATTAGCAGCCAAGTTATTATAATCAATCTGGCCTCTTTCGTTTGTATAAGGCGTAAAATCAAAACCATCAGCTTTCATTTGGTTAATTTGATTGCTTCGATCCCAAAACCCTTGGTTATTTAAAAACCCAGAAATAGAAAGCATTTCATCTTGCGCGAATCCAAAAGCAGCATCAAAAGTTTCTTCTCTGCTAGGGTCAGGCCCACTTTTTGATAGACTTAAAGTTTCAAGTTCTGATCTTGCATCACGTTCTGAAAGAAGATTCATTAATTATTTCCCGCCTTGGTAGAAAGGACTCTTTCCTTGCTTGAGCTTCATAGCTGCATGATCTGCTGCCTTAATTATTATTTCTTTTGGCACACGCTCACCTTCTGGAAGTGTTCGCAGAGTTTCAACTTCTTCTTTAGTTAGGGTAGGGACAAGGGTAGGGAAGTCAACAACTTTAATGCCGCGCTCGTCTATGCGGGAAAACTTGCTGTCAGCAAAGGCCGAATTTATGTCATCAACATTCGTTGAGTATTCAGTCATTACCCCACCATCATCTCTAACTATTGGCCCCAAGTACCCTACCTCTGATTTTACAGAGCCATCTGGACGAGTCATACCCTGGTTTTCAGGAGTTCTTTTTTCACCATCAAGACCGCCAAGAGTAAGTAATTCTTTTGCGAATTGCCCTGTTGAAGTAAACTCCTCTGCTTTAGTTGCCTCAAAATAAGGCGACCCTTCCGGCTCAAACAATCCCATAACATCACGAGCAAACCTGTTACTTTCCAAAAAGCTGCCATACTTTTCCATACGTTTAGCATTCTTGCTGGCAACATAAGCATTCATTCTTTCTTCGTTAACATTAATAACAAGAGGATTTCCATCAGCCCCTTTTAATGCAATTCCTTGAGTTGTAACAAACTTGTAATTATTTTTTCCGAACGTTGCTCTTATCTTATAATCGTTACCTTGCATTCTTTCCAAGTTTCTATCAGCTTCTACTGTTACAGGTGTAGGAGTTGCAAATTGGATATCACTACGAACAACGGGCAAAGTTTTTATATATGGATCAGCTTCACCGCCTAACTTTAAGAAAGTCTCTAAATCCATGTCATCAATAAACCCTTCAAGATTATCAACTGTTCCGTCATTATTGCCCTCGGAGTACGAAGGAGGAATAGTCTTTACGCCTCTTGCGTTTTTAATCTTTCCTGTAATCATTTCAATAGCGTTTGCAAAATCACCTGGGTCATAGACAATATTTTTCCCTACAAATGTAGAGGCATAGTACGCTTTTGCGGCTTCATACGTTTGCGTTCTTGCATCATCAAGCAAGGTATCACCAACAACCTCAAAAAGCTGAGTACGCATACCGTCTGCAACATCTTTAAATGGATCAACTGTGCCACTGCTAAGAAGTTGTTGCCCTTCAAAAATAGCTCTTTGAGTATTTGAATTTTCTATAGTTGCTGCTACAGCAAAAAGACTAGCATTCTTTTCTGAAAGAACATTTAACATTACAGAGTCAGGGCCAATACTGTCAGCTAACTCAACTTGCTCACCAGGAGTCATTTGAGGAATAGCGTTAGTTAAAGTTTGAATCTGCTGGTTATCAAGTGGAGCAAATGTAAATCCATAATGCTCACTTAATCTAGCAGCAATTTCGTTATTTCTTTGATAAGCCTGTTGATACTCAGCTTGCTGTTCATCAGTTAAATTAGTCTCTAAAAGTCTAGTTACATCAAACTCTGCAAAGTCGGCTAATTCTTCTTCAGTAATAGTATTTTGCTGTATAGCAGTACCCCACGAATCAGCTCTTAATGCTTTCTGTACATTGTTGCGAGCCATTAAGTAAGACTTGTACTGGTCTAAAGTATCTGGGTCTGAAGAATCTATAGCGTCAATCAATTCAAGTTGCTGGGAATCTGGCATTGCAATAAACACAGATGTATTTGTAGCAGTAGTAATTGCTTTTTCCGCTAAAGGATTACCCGCAGCAAGATTATTTAACTTAACCATATTTTCTGGAGAAAGCGGTTGGCCAGACTCTATTAAAGTTAGGCTGCTCTTAACGAATGCTTTATCTTCAGCAGTGGCAGTTGCTTGTACAGAATCAAAGAGAGACTTTTGTTTTACAAGGGCAGACCTTGCTTTGTTAGTAGTTTGCTCCCATTGAGCCTCAGTAAAGTTTGAAGGCACTTCTTTTGTTGCATCTATAATAATTTGATTAGCAACAGCAAAGTCACCGTTATCTGCGGCATTACTCACAGAAACCTTTAATTGCAGCCCATCATAATTTCTTTCTAAATCGGCAACAGCAGTCTCAACATCAAAGTCAGGGTTCATTCTAGCAACTTCTTGAAGAGCCATTATTGACGTATCAAGTTCAGCTCTTGCACCAATTGCATCACCGTTGACAATAAGTCTTTCAGCTTCAGCAAAAGAATCTGAGGCTTCTTTGGTAACATTTGTAATCTGAGTATTTAAAGTTTTAACGTCATAGGCTTCTTGAAGTGCATTGCCATCACTAAATATCTTGGCTCCTAATCCCGTTTGCACTCTAGCAGCTAGTTCAGGGTTTTTAATTGCACTTACAGTTCCACTTAAATAATTGTTTGCAGCGTTTTGATATGCAACAGGATCATCTTTATGCACTTCTGCAAATTTAGCTAATATTTCTCTGGATTGATTACTTAGCTGGGCAGTATAATCCGCTACTGCATTTCTAGTAAGCTCTTCTTTTTTAGCTTCAGCGGCTTGATTAAATTGCGCGCCACCAATTTTAAAAGCAGACATCTTATCTACTTCACCATATGTTACTTCACCAGTTGAAGGGTCAACTGTACGCGCTTGCTCTGCGGCCTGTGCGCCTTGCTCTGCCCTTTCAGCTTGAACCATAGGCTTGGCTATAGATAGGCTAGTATCAGCTATAGTCTGGCCTAAACCAGCTAATGCTCGCATCTTGTCTGCACCAGAGGTGTCTAGGGCAGTAGGAGTAAACTTGCCGTAAAAACCAATTCGTTCTTGTCTAGGTTGTTTAGCCATTAGTTCGTCCCTGCTGTAGTAGGAGTCGGAGAGCCACCATATGCAGCAAGACTACCAACGCCTTGTAACAATGTTCCAGCAGCAGCCATGTTAGCACCAGAGCGAGCATTAGCACCCTGACGACGAAGTTGAGCCTGAGCAAGCCTATCAGACAGCTTAATCATGCCTTCGCTTAAACCAACATTCTTAGCGCTTTCTAGTGCAATACTAGAAGGAGTACCTTCCGCTTTAATACCTGACATACCCATACCTACAGCATTAGCTGCAAGGGCTGCATTGAGCTTCTGTTGACGGTCTAGTTCACGACTCTCAGCGGCTATACGTTCTTGCTCTGCTTGAGCCTTTAGGGCCGACTCTTGTGCCTTACCTGCTTCTATTTGTCCATAAGCGGATGCAACTGTACCTAATGCTGATACTCCAATTAAAGCACCTGCTGCTGTACTTACGCCAAGAGCCGTGCCGATTCCTGCTGCTGCTGCTGATAAAAAAAATGCCATCTAACTAACCTCTTGCTCTACTAGAGCTGCTTCTATTTCTTTAATATCTGTTAAGTGTGTAGGGTGAAATGTAATCCAAATGCATCCTGTTGCGCTATAAATAACACGCTGAGTTCCTGGAATTGTTTCCCCTAAGTACGGAGCTTTAATTGTTTCCCTTTCAGTTGTGCTTGACACCTCACACTCACCAGATACAACGCTGTAGAAATGCTTGCTTTTATGCGTAGCCCCTACAACAATACTTCCTGGAGGCATTACCATCTCTCTAGCATACATACCGTCAGAGAAATGGTGTCTTGTAACTACATCTGCCTTTGGAAAATCCTTCATTATTTCTTGTAACTGGTAAATACTATCTTGCGTTACAACATCATTCACGAAGACTCGACCTCATACTGGATAGCTTGTAGATGGAATGGCGTAGCATCAGGGACTGTGATCTCTGGTACTACTTCTGTGTCCCAACCATTACCACCATTTTGGTCTTCTATGATACCAGTTCTAGGAGTAAATGGCGTATTAAATGGAGCATCTTGAGTTTCACCAATTTGCCTAATAGGCGCTGCAATACCGTCAATGTAGATACCAGCACTCTCATACACACGCAAGTTAATGTTAGTAATCTTCTTGCGCTTCATAGTGTTCTGACCGCCACGAGTGCCAGGATTAGTGTTGAATGGCATACCCTTAACTTTTACTGTAAACCCTAAACCAATTTCTAGGTTTCTTGTAGTAAAGCCACTAAGCTCTGCGGCAGTAATAGTTATGCCTACAATGCTTCCTATAACCGCTGCTGTGCGCTTTGCTAAAACATCGCCATCAGCTAAGACACTTAGTTCATAACCTAAAAGCCTACTGCCTACTTCCACAACAACGTCACTGCCTGTAGCTGTAACGGTAGTCTTTATGCCAGACTCTAGCAAATGATCAAAGCTCCATCGCTCAATATCATAGACGTCACTGCTGATGGAGTTCGCTTCTTCATCTGGACTGCCGTTTACTTGGCGATAAACAACCATGTAAAGCTCATCACCTACAGCAGAACAAGATTTTATTACGTTCTTTTCAGATGCCGTAGTAGCGTCATTAAACGGAGTCCATCGCGTAAACCCATTAATGTCTTGCGATCTCATGGTGTTAAGGACTGCGCCAGTACCATCTTCATTAACAATAAATGCCCAGTTAGCATCCTCTGTACTATTGCCTAGTAGTAGCGCCATATCAGTTGGATTGTTAATTAGCTGCGAAGACAAAACAGACACATCAGCAGACGTATAAGCATCTTCGTTAAAGCTAAACACAAACTGTCTCAATGTCCTGCCATTCCTATCTACAAATAATGTAGCGCCATCAACAGACTGAGCTTCTAAATTTGCAGAGCCATGCTGGGTTTGCGATACAACTTCAATAGTAGATGGTGTAGAACCCTTAACCAAAAACTCAGCTCCAGAGCAAAATACCTGCAAGCCGCGATCAGGGTTAATATCAATAATGTCAGTTAGGTTACGGGAGTCAATAGTGACAAAGATACCCTCATCATCCTCGCCTTCTTCAGAAAAGAAGTCAAAGAAGTTACCGGCTCTACTGGCAAATATGCTTTGTTTTTTAGACTTTGTTCCACCTAACCATAAGCGGCCTTCATGGAATACGCCCTGTCGAGGGTAGCCTCTATTTACCGACCACACATCTTCCGTTCTTGGAGAGCCTTGCTGCGTAATAGACATTGGAATTACATCAGCCACATTTCCTGAAGTTACAAATGCTGTAAATAAATCGTAATCACCAGCAGATTCGTCTGCCATGTTGATAATAAAATCAATGTCGCTGCCAGCAACAGGAGTTACAGTTATTCCTGTAAACCCAAACACAGGCATTTCTTGCAAGTTTTTTTGCAAATTAAATGCGCTAGTTGCCATTCGAGCAACGCCAATTG